TCCGAACGTGGTTGGAGGTGGAATAGGTCCCCTCCTTCATCGTGTACGAGCCATCCCGCTGGTCAATGATGTAATTGACAAAGCGAACGGCTTGGACCGGGTTGAATTTGTGGGTCGTCACAGACACCGAGGTCGGGTGAAAATCGGACCCAGCCGCCGCCCGGTCAATCGGGTGATTCCGAATCGGAGTGCCGATGGGCTTGACATAGAACCCCATGTTCTGGTAGACGTTGGTCAGGAAGTCCTTGCGTTTGAGAAGGTAGGACATGGAGCCCACGAGTCCTTCGTCGTGCCGCCCGACGTAGAAGTCCAGGATGGTTTTTTCATACTCAAACAGACCGGAGTAGACGTCCGTCTCCACGAAGAGCGAATCCCCGGGCTGGGGAATGGACTTGCCCTGCATGCAATAGGCATAGGCCTTGTAGTGCTGAGAGACCTCGCGGAAGTACCGGGTGAGCTTGTAGAGAGGCTCTGCGCGAGTGGGACGGAAGGCGTGCGCCCGCAGCATCCAGGCCTCAAACTCAACGGGGTCCTTCAGGGCCTGATGACACTGGCCAATCATGTAGAGGGAGAACCACCGCTCTTCGTCCCAGCCTCCAGCCTCATAGCGCTTCGTATACATCGCAATGGAGTCTTTGTAGCGACCCAGGCTGTGATAGGTCTGGGCGAGGTAGAACATATACCGGACATTCGTCGGCTCGTCTAGGAGCCCCTGTTCCAGCAGACGGGCATCTCGCGTGAACTTGTCCGACTTACACCCCCCGTCATTGCGGTCGTCAATCCAGCACACGGACTTGGGAAGTGCCGTCGTCGGTCCATCCCAATACTCGTGCGTCACCCCACGACAGACCCAGTCATGGTCAAACCGAACCAGGCGGCAATTGGGATACTCCAAGGCCCCGGCGATCTGAAGAATCGTATAGCCCTGCTCTGTGAGAGGCGTGTCCTTCAGGGTCCCGGGATTGAAGACCATGTCGCCATCCAGCAGAAGTCCATAGGTCTCCTTCGGATCCCAGCCGTTGGAGAGAACAAAGTCCTTCGCCGCCCGGAAGCTCTTCGTCCGGTTGGTTCCAAAGTCGCTCCAGACACTCTCGGTCAGGCATCCCGGGTGCTCTGCAAGAAACTCCGTGGCAATCGCCTTGGTCGCATCGGTGGATCCCGTATCGTGAATGCAGACCGCCTCTACAGCCTCCAGGGCCGCCTCCAGACACCGCTTGAGAATTCGCGCCTCATTCCGCACCATCAGAATGAGAACGAAGCGAGGCATGCGTCTGTTTGAAGGAACTCTTGCCCCTCCGTCTAAACAAATGAACAGTGAGTTCGTCAAGCAGAGTCTTCGCGAGAACCTGGCCCGGACGCTTGTTCCGCATGTCGCCGACGGTCTCTGGAGCATCTACGACAGCGCCAAGTCGGCCTGTGAGCGGACCAAGCAGCCCGAGAAGACCCTCCAGACCTTCCAGAATCTCCTGACCCGGATTCCTGCGTGGTCGGAGACGCTTCTGTCGACCGAGGTGGATCGCATCCTGACGGCGTCCAAGTGCGATTACATTGAGGACCTCCTCCTCGGTGTCTTTGTGAGTTACATCCGCGCCTTCGCTGCTCTCCAGCAGGTGGACTCCTCCTCTGTGCAGATTGACTTTGAGCGCCCGAGTCTCTCCAAGTTCATTCACTCTTTCTATACGCTCGCCGCCCGCAAGAGCTGGACGGCCGCCTATCTTTTCAAGACCATCGGGGTTCCGTCCGAGCAGCAGGCCCGCAATCGTCGCGACATTGAGTCCATGCTGGAGACCACGCTGTCGGAGACCATTGATAGCTTCATCCCGTGGCGCACCATCAGCAAGGCCTATTTCCAGGCTCCGGCCCCGGAACCCGTTCAGGCCCCGTCCGCACCCGAGCCCGTCAAGCCCCCCGTGCAGTTCGCCGCCACCAACGATGTCCATGAATTTGAGACGGATGATGAGGAGTCCGTTGCGGAGTCCGAGGACGAGGCGCCGCCGGCCATCAAGCTGGGGGAGGATATGGTCCTGGACGACTTCGCCGACGAGGACGCCGAGGCCACTGTGGACGACGACCTGGAGGCCAAGCTCAAGTCCGCCGAGCCTATTTCGTTAAATCTCTAAGCTTCGTTCTCGTGCGGGGGAACAAAGATGGACGTCCAAACTCTTGCCCTCGTTGTTGGAGCCGTCATTGTCGTCACCGTGCTCCTGTATGTCTATGATCGTCGGTCCAAGCACCAGAGCGTTGACGTTCTGGATGCCACCAAGCTTGGTCTTGGGGCCGGTGCGATTGCAGGGGGAGTGACGTATGCTGTGGGAGGTGAGGCTGTCGGCGATGCGGTTGCGTCCATTGCGACGGCGCTCCCGGAGGCCCAGGAGATGTTCCTGGGGAAGCCGGATTGGTAGGCGTTTACAGGAAATCATACAAATTCATACATGGGCTACGAGAAGGCAAAAATATACAAACTAGAGTGCGATGATGGGCACTACTATTACGGCTCAACCATCAATGAACTCCGTGTTCGCTTGAGCGGTCACAAGGATGCAGCAACGTTCAGACCCTATCGCGTGTATCAGCACATAAACGAGATAGGGTGGGATAAGGTAAAGATTGTATTGGTGGAAGCGTGTCCATGTGAGAGTCGCGATGAACTGAACCGGAAGGAGAATGACTATATCCTAGCGCATAAATCAGACCCACTTTGTCTCAATAACAACCTCGCATGTCTGACGGATGAACAGCGGAAGGACTACAAACGTCGGTATACAGAAGCCCACAAAGAGGAGCTCGCCGAGTATCATCGCCAGAAACGAACTGGGAATCCAGACGTCGCCGAGTATCAACGCCAATATCGCGAGGCGAATAAGGAGGCGCTTCGTGAACAAAAGCGTCAGTATTACATTGACCACAAAGAAGAGCACGATGCAAAGAGTCTGGAACGATATTATGCGAATCGTGACCGTATTCTTGCTCGGAAACGCGAGAAGTATGCGGCTAAATCAGCCGAATGTCGGTGAAATGATGAATCGCAAGATAGATGAAGAACACCCAGGCAACAAGGATGTACAGGGAGGTCCAGAGTTTGGCCCCCGAGGTCTCAGGGATCATCCCTGCGACTTCCGCTGTCGTGAGAGAGCCAATCGCGTAATGAAGGTAATCCACAAACGTCTTCGCGCCACGAATCTGCCCGTGGAAGAAGAGGTAGGTGAGCCCCGCAAAGACAAGATTCAGGGCCAGCGCAAAGGACAGGAGACTGAGGAACGTCCGCATACTCTTGTCTCACGAAAGAACAATGCCCTCCATTGAAATTGATCGCGCGCCAGCCGGAGGCGGACCGACGGTCGTCTTCAGGCCGTGCGATGGTGTGGAGATCGTTGTGTCCATGCCGTATACGACGGTCGTCTTTGGGGACGCCGACTTCCGTGGACTTCATCAGGGATCTGTAGATGGACCCACCTTCATCGTCGCACGGGATGGAACGTTCGAGTTTGACGATAAGAAGGCGGTGGAGATCAACACCATCATTCCTCGTCGGATGGCGCAGGACCTCTTTGATGCCCTGGGACCCCTGGTGGGCGGACGTGTGACTCGCGACATCGCTGCGAATGCGGAGGGAGAGGCTGGCGTAGAAGATCCGGGGTCTGCGAGTGAAGACCCGCAGGGAGCCGGGCGGTCACGCGTCAAGAAACAGGCACGGCGCACCCAGCGGAAGCGCCGCAATCCGAAACGCAAGTAACTTCCCGATTTCCTTCCGCGGCACGGCCTCCTTACAAAAGCGAGCAATCGCCTTGTAGAGGTGGAAGCCATGGTAGCGGTCGTGGTTGTCGCGCTTGGCCCGGAACATGACGGAGGTATCATCGGACTGCTGCATCCAGCCCAGGAACACGCTGAAGAGCGGGTGCGTGCTCTTGCCGTCCGGGCCTTCCGGGAACATGTCCCAAAACATGGACGTCGCAAACCGACAGAGATCAAATGACGGATTGGGCGGCAGATGGGGGAGTTCCTGGTTGTAAAAGGGCTCCATGTTGTACTGCCCCGCAGCCTCTTCCTCGGGCTGGAACTGGCTGCTCACAAACTGACGAGGCTCCTTCATTCCCGCAAGCCGTGCGGAGACGATGGCGCGATCAAAGTCAATCAGCTTGATGATGTATCCGTAGGTCGGAATGCGGTAGACGAAGCCGAGGTGGCGATAATAGAGATACTCCTCGGTGGTGGTCGTGCACATGACATTATTGCCGTGGAGGTCGTTGTGGACAAAGCCATACGTCCTCTGCGCAAAGGCCAGCGCCATCACAATCTGGGCCACCCAGGCCGCGTGCTTCTCCGGCTCCTGGTGCTTCTCAACCAGGTCGTAGAAGGTGGCGTCCAGCTTCTCCATGACCGTCGTAATCACGGGCGTATTGTGAAACGTCGCCCACGCAAACGGTTCCTCCTCCGTGTCATCGCGGAAGGAATCGGCATCCGAATCCGTCTCGCAATCACACGACTCAATCTCATAGGCGTCCTCATCATCCGAGATGTCCTCCTCTTCGGCCTCCGACTCCTCCTCGGATTCAGACTCGGTCTCATGAGAGCGAGAGGACGGCTCCGACACATGGTCAGCCTCCACATCTTCAAATCCCTCCAGAGCGACCTCGTCTCCCAGGTGAACCTCGGGACGCTGGGAGCGCGTGTGCGAGAAGGACGGACCCG